GCACCAGCACTTCCAGGTTTGCGCATACGTTCCCCTGATCCATTTTCAATTCTTTTTTGTTTTGCATGGATATTGGCCCACAAACCAGGTTTGCTGTCTTTCATATGATATCCTTACTTTAAGTTTTCTAGCTTATAGATTGCTGTTAAGAATACTGCTACGATTTCATCTATCTTGTTTTGTAATGCTGTATCGTCTTTTCTATATGCTTTATAACGATTGTTTTCTATGTATTGTAGTTTGTCTGCGATACAGTATAGAGCTTCTTTGTATGATTTCTTTTCTGTAAGGATAGGTATTTCTAATAGGCCATGTGCGCCCTGTGTCATTTCTGTTAGATCATCTATTAAGTCTAATAGATCTTCGTAGAAGTTTTGTAGAGCTTTATGTTGTGAATAACTTTTAGTAGATAAATGGTATCTATGTGCTAGTTCTCTAGCTAAGAATAGTGTGGCAATAAATTCATTCATATTAGGATACCTGAGTTGATTGTGGCATTTGTGATGGTCTTGCTAATCCTACACCAAATCTGTTTTGACCTTGAGTTTGTTGTATAGCCATAGGGCCTTGTGGTGCTTGTGGAGCTTGATTCATGTTTGGTATTGGTGGTTGCATGTTAAATGATGCGTTTGATTGTGGCATCTGCATGTTACTCATCTGTGGAGTAGGATTACCATATTGACTTGGTGCTAACATTTTTGGCTGACCATAATCTTTATTGCTTGGCATATTACGCAAAGCATTACCTAGCATTTGATTTCTAGGTTGTTGGTTTTGCATAGTATTGAAATTGTTTTCTGGTGAGCCGATCATATTGTGTTCTCTATAGGTTCTTTTTGGAGTAATTTGGGTATATCTGTAGATTTTTTGGTAGTATCACCATCTCTAATACATTCAGGGCAAGTAGGGTAGCCTGTGTAGTCGTACACATCTCCGCAATCTTGGCATACTGTGATTTTCACTTTGTTCCCTATGTAATGATATAAAAAAAGCCCACGTTTTAAGCGGGCTTATGTGAAAGTAATAGATACAATTCTCCCACAACTGCGATTATATCAAAACTGACTATGCTTGTGTATTATATTTTAGGCATTTATACGTCTGCCACCAATACTAAGAAGGTTGTCAAAGGCAAGCTCTAACTTAAACTCGTAAGCAAAAGGTTTTCTAGTCTTGAGAAACCTACAATAAATAGCGTCTTGTTGTTCTTTAGGTAAACTATGTATGATTGAATCCATTGTATGTACATTCTTTAAGTCTTGAGCTGATACCATATCTTCAAAAGCATCTGCCGTTGATTCTCCCCCTGAACTCATGCCTATGCTTTTCTTTGGGTATCCTAGTTTATGGCTATCATGTGACTTCATGTATAAAGCCCAGTCCTCGCATATACATAATAAACGATCCATACTAAGCATTTTTAACCTTTTCCTCTATAAGCCTAGCAAATTGTACCATACGGTCTATGCTAACCGGCTCGTAACCTGTGGGAAATACTTTTTTGTATATAGCAATAATATCTTCTGTTGTCATGTTCCTATTTTTACCCCTTCGCCTGCAATAGAGCTGCTATAAAATGAATCTTGTGTGTGATTGTGTCTTGCATTATGTTTAGCATCTTTTTCGTTATAAACTTTAGATGATTTGATTTGATCTTCTGTAAACTTTATTTCATGGCCAAATATGCTTTGTAGTGGATGCGGTTTAGGTTTGTGATAATAGGTAGTGTCATTGTATGTATAAGATACTAGGTGATCTTCATTCCTAAGCCTATACATAACCCATTTAATACGATTGTAATGCACGTCTAGTTTTAAAGACATTTCTTGGCAAGTCATTTTATCCTCACCTATTGCTTCCATTACTGCGTCTTTATATAAATGATAATACTGCTCTGTTTGAAATTTCAACTGACATCCTTAACTTTACAATGCCATTTCTTTTTATCGTCTTGATGCCATCCATGTACATGAATTATAATATTAGCATCACGAACATAACCTACATTTTCATGGTCTGCTATTTTTTTGATGCGGGCTGACATATTTGAAGCGGTTGTGGTCTGACAGCATAATATTTGTCCAGGCTTTAAGGCTAAAATATCTCCAAAGCCCCAAAGGTCTTGACGAGTCTTAGAATAAAAGTTGTAGTGTTCAGTAATCCAACAAAACCATCCATCATCTCGTAACATTTTAAGACTCAGTTGAGTTGGACTCGTTGCCAAATTGTTCTCCATTAGGTTTAGATGTGCCATCTAAGAAACGCTTTTCTACTTCACCAGTAGATTTGTTTAGCTCATATTCGTATGCGTGTGGTGATATGTCATCACTTCTTTTTTTCTTACCAAATATACGATCAAAGTTTTCTTCAAACTCTTTGGTATTCATTCTTGATTGTAATAGATCACCTGTAATTGGGTTTTTATCTGCCATCATTCATCCTCGTTACAACTATTAACAATATAAACACAAGCTGCTTCAAAAGCTACAAAGATTACTGCAAAAGGTAAAAATAATATACCTATGATACCTACTAAATATTTCATTTTACCCCTAAATGGTTGTTAGTAAATAACCAACCTATAGTTTTTCTGTGCGCTTCTTCCCATGCTGCTATTCTATCATGTTTATCTAACATTTTGTCATTATCTATCATGTGGTGGCATTGGTGGCATAGGAAAGCTATACGGTAATCATGGCCTTTTATACCTGTGCCTTTACCATCTCTTAACTGATTACTATGTGCGGCTACTACAGTTCCATCTTGCATAGAACACATCATACATGGTGCGCCATTTGCTAGTTTTAATAGTTTAGGGTTTCTATAGTTCACAGATCCCATTCCCATCCCATAGTTTGCGCCCAAATTTCTACTTGGTGTTGATATTCTGTCATTTCTGCTGTAGTAAGTTTTGTAGTAGACTTTACAAGCTCTACCGGAAATCCTGCGATCAAATCCTGATACCTTAAAAACTTGTAACCCATAAGCTCATGAATCTTGTCCTTTTCAATACCTAAATGATTACTTACGCTAGTATACAATTCCCATAATCTTAAATTTTGTTCTAGGCTACGGTTTGCTTTGGCTTCAACAACTGTTACTCGCCAATGTTTAGTCCAATCAAGTGATCTTAATTTTGTAGTTAGATTTGCTAGGTTGTCTTTTGTTAAATTCCATTTCAGCACGATCATATCCTTTACTTTTAAATGTTCTGCCATCTTTCATGACAGCTTTGTAATTCATAGTGGGATCAAACTTTAGCACAGCTTTGATAAATTTATTTGCTGAATTATCATCACTCATGGACTTTCCTTGTATCGTAATCCTTTAGGATCAAACCAAAAGTTAAAACTACCTTCCCATTGTGCGTTTCTTTGCTTCTGCACAAATATCTTGCAATCAGGAATAATTCTAAGTTCTTCTGGTGGTGTTTTTCCTTCTTCAACTAATTTCTCTTTTGCACGATTACGCCATACACATATGATATTATCGCATAAATTGCGTATGTGACTAGAACCCATAATATCAGTCGCATCAGGTATCTCAGTTTCATCTTTCATTTTCCTTGTATGTGCTACTAAAAATACATGTATGTTTAAATCTCTACAAGTTACTGCTATAGAATTAACGAATCTTTTTTGTGCATCTAATGATTCTTCCGATACATCATTTAGCTTCATTAGGCTATCTACCACGAATACGGAGCAACCGAGAACCACCGATCCGTAGTGCAGGCTTGCTATCATGTCTTGAGAACTTGTAACACCTGTCTGATCGTAAATATATAACTTGTCTGAAGCTCTCTCACAAAACTTTCTTATGTAATCATCTGTTGGCTCTGCTGATCCTAATGCTTGCGTAATCATACGAGATAATGTAAGAACAGGCCGCATCTCTAAAGAAGCTATTAAACATTTACTACCTTGCTTCATCATAGATAATATAATTTGCGATAAGTACATTGATTTGCCATGTCCTGAGGGGCCAGTAATTATAGTATTTTCCGCACCCCTAACTC